TGAGAAACCTATACGCCCTTTACGGACGTTTGGTGCCTCACACTATGACTTGGTCCTTCTGTGTAAAATCAGAAGTAAAACTGGCGGGATTGCTCTTACGAGTGATCCCGTTAGTCTTTGGGCGATTGAGCAGCTCAATGGTTAAGGTTACTTTTGGATATGCCAAGAACGTAAGACGCATCTACAAGTCCAGTGGTCCAAGAGGACTCGCCATGTACTTGAAAGCCTGTTATGTGCTGTTACAGCACGCGGCGGGAGGCATGGTGGATAATAGCCCTTGGGCCCTGGGGGCGAATGTGTCTCGGACTCGTCGCGGGATCCCGCGCTTGATCAACCCCCAGCATCGTCGGCTGATTTATCAGGGCGATGCTAGAATAATTGGGTTTTGGCTTTCCCTGTTCGGTCTCTACCGAGAGATCGAATTCAAAGGAAAGTTGAAACTCAAGACAATCACGGACCCAGGAGTTGATATTTCTGGGTTCCGTGAGGGTTGGAAAGTCTGGGTACCGGACTTCTATCGGCGTCTTCGGCTAACCACCGGGGATGACCTGAAGTTGAAACCTACGAGGCTCGATCCGCGTTCTATACCGTTCATACGGAAGGCCTCCCCTAACTCGGGGGGCTTCGCCGCAGTAATGGGGCTTCCGTGGGATGTGATCCTCTTTGGGTCTCATCCTGAGATGCGGTCAGCGTTAATTCGCTGGCTGACTATCGTGGATGGTGTAGAATTGATCTGGGTTCTGAAGAAACTATGGAAAGTACTGGAAATGGTAGCCGTAAAGGTTATCCTTCCGGTGCGGACCTATTTCAATGAATCCGGAGAGGAAGTCACCGAGTCTCCTTCTGGGAAAGATCCGCTTAGTCAGGAGGAAATTCTGGCTAAGTATATCGCTCTCTGGGGGAAACCACGGGATTTCGGGCGGCTCGGGTTCAAGGAGGAGCCCGGCAAGATCCGAGTCTTCGCCATGGTGTCGCTCCTTACTCAAACGCTTGTTGAACCGCTTCACAAGTGGATATTCTCGAAGTTACGATTAATCGTAACGGACGGGACTTTTAATCAGGTTGCGCCCATAGAACGCTTGATTAAGAGGTTCGGAGGAGATGAGAGGCGCTTTGTAGCCTCCTTCGATCTGTCAGCGGCTACTGATAGGCTGCCATTGCTGTTGCAAATGGACCTATTGGAACCGCTTTTGGGTATCGAGCTAACCGCCCTGTGGGCTCAGCTATTGGTGTCACAGCCATATAGACTGCCGAAGATAGCGAAAAGCTACAACTTGGGGGTCGACAGCGTGAAATACGCTGTTGGTCAGCCTATGGGTGCGCTGTCATCGTGGGCTATGCTCGCGTTGACGCATCATGCAATTGTACAGTACGCAGCTTCGAATGCATATCCAGAGGAACCCGGTTGGTTCTTGGATTATGCAGTGCTTGGAGACGACGTGGTCATCGCTGACCGCGCCGTAGCCGCGCAGTACCTACGGGTCATGAGGGAGATTGGCGTGGACATCAGCTTAGCCAAGAGCTTGGTGTCTGTGACTTCTTCCTTAGAGTTCGCTAAGCGAACTTGGATCCGTGGGCGGGAAGTCAGTCCAGTATCACTAGCAGAAGTGCTAGTGGGCCTACGCAATGTAGGCGCTCTCGAGCAGCTGGTCCTGAAGTGTAAGAGATTCGGAGAGATCCGGCTCTCGGCCGTAGCACGCTACGCGGGGTTCGGCTACCGAAACCTGGCTCGATTGCCAGTCGGGTTGGGTCTAGGGAACCGTCTCAGCAACCTAATCGCTTTCTTGCACCGCCCGGGCGGGATATGGCCCATGTCTATTGAGGCATGGTTATGTTCTGTGGCTCCGGGTGGTGAGGCTAACTTAGGAGGTGAGTCCACCTGGAACGTCGCAAGACGTCTCTGGGAAGAAGTTAGTCGGGCCGTCCTGTTCCGTGCGTCGAAGTTTACGTTCCTGCTGGGGCTCTTAAGTACAGTTCACTACACCGAACTCCATTACTGGGGAACGGAGAGTGGGCCGACCGCTGAGGCCTCGAAGCGTTCGAGAAAGGTTCGTAAACCTTTCTTTAATGCGGACTTGGTGGGATTCTTCGACATGGCGGCTAACAAGCCGTTATGGGATGAATTCTTCCGAGAGTGGGTTCAGTATCCGTTCTTCAACGGAATGAGGAACCGGTTCGAGAAAGTGGATGCGACGTTGCAGGTGCTGCACCCGATCCATCCACCTACGTGGGAGAATCTAGATGTTGCTTGGCGGGAAGTGTTCGAAGTGGAGGATGGACTCGCGTCCTTCCCCTCTGCTTTCGAGATTCCTCTTCGGGAAACTGATGAGGTTTCGACTTCCACTCGTGTGGTACACTTGTGGCGGGCACTTCGCCGTCTGGCACTGAAAGAGGTTCTTCCATCTATTAACCTATCGAGAGGCTCGCGAGCGGAGCAAGTGCTCCATCGCCGTGGTAACGTGTAGTCAACACGGAATCGCGGAACAACCCGAAGTTGCTAACTCCGTACAGAAATGTGTCGGAGAAGCGAAGAAATAGATGTGCGCACCTAAGCGCTATTCGGCCTGATAACCTAGGG